TCGTGATTCTATATTTATTTATAAATTAAAGATTTGATAAAAAGTCTTGGAACAGATTAAGTTTCTGTTCGTCAAGTGCTTTTTGGTCAACTAATGTATTTATTCTCTTATAAGTCTTCTGTGCTAGTTGCTCTCTGAGGATTCCTCCATCCCACACCCACTCCTTTCCTTCCATAATTCCAGAAACAAATGCATCGGGTGCAGATGGATCAGCAACAATATCAGCAGCAGTTGCAAGCATAAAGTCTTCACCAACAACTGAATAACCTTCATTAGTTGGCATCAATGAACCAACACCACGAGAAGAAACACCAAGCATTACTCCTTCACCTAAAAGTGAAGAGGCAATTTTACCCATTGGAGTTTCAAGAATTTTTGCTTTTCCAATAAAATTGCTTCCATCTCTATAAAGTTCACAAATTTTATGTGAAACCCTATCAAGGTTTACAGTAGGACCATCAGGATGTCCGAGTTCACCAAGAGCACGACCTTTTTGAATGAAGTTTTCATTGTATCTTTTAACTTCTCTTTCAAGAGTTCTCATTTCATAGAGCCTCTTGTTTCTGTTTGGTTTGTCTGCTTGGAGGAAAATACCTTCAATAAAAAGGGATTTTTTACCGTTCTTTTCTTCGGTAATAACTTTTACCTTTTCGATTTCTTCTGTGATTAGTTTCATTGTTCTTAGTTGGTAAATCCTACTTTTGCTACTTTTACTGTATTTGCTGATGCAAAAATCACATCGGTTGGGAGTTTTTGTAAGAATTCAACTGTGCCAGTTGGCATAGTAAATGACAACGTAGTTGCTGCACCGACTGCAGTAGAAATACTTACAGTTGCTGCTGCTCCAGAACCGTTATATAATCTCACACAAGTTGCTTCACTAATACTAGAAGCAGTGCCAGCAGTAGTTGGCATTACAATCTCAGTAGTGATTATTTTTGTTCTTTGCATTGGTATAATAAAGACTTTATTAGTTATTTATAAAATACTCAATTACCTACTAATTTCTTCCCAGTCCAGGGAAGCAAAAACATCAGCACCAGCACTATTCGTAGCACATACAAGTGTCAATTCATAAGGAGTTCCAGTCAATCCATTTCTTTCTAACTGAAACTTGAATAGTGCTTCTTTCAGAATATCTACTGATGTGGAAGATTGATTGGTTGCTGAGAAAAAGCCAGATGCCAGAATTCTTCCACCACTCGCGGTTCCTCCATCAATCTTATATTCCACTGCACTATCAACACCAGCATCCACCCAAGTTCCACCAGTAGTAGTTGCTGATGCTCTCACTTGCCAGCTGTATTCTGGTCCATTTCCAATACCCATTATGGATAGTGCGGTCATAATTACAATCGCATCTAATCTATTTGGAGAAGTTTTGAGACGAATAGAAATAACTGGATAATAAGTTCCCGCAGGAGAAGGTAAATCTACTGGTGCTGTAATTGGAGTATTTACTGCCTGTTGCAATCCACGCAATTCATAACCACCTTCCGAAATTACAGTAGAGCAAACTTGTTTGAGTGTGCTGCTGCTTGTAGTAATTCCAGTATTAGCAATCTCATATCTCAAAGGTAATGATGCTGTTGTGATATAAGTTCCTTCAATTACATTTGCGTGATGGAATGAATGGCAGTGAATAAATTGTCCGTTGATTACAAATCCCATTCTTACGGTTCCAAGTCCCAACCACTCAATATCCATCCACATAATTTGTGCTTTTGTGGTGTCTAATGTGATACCAGAAGCACCAGTTCCATCTAACCTATCAATATTCCAACTTGATTGTGCGACTCTGGTTGTGGTTGCGGTAGATAAACTTCTTTCTACAAAATATAAAGTATTCCCATCAAGTTCCAGATACATTCCATTATCAGCACCAAAATATCCAACTCTTTGTCTTAGATTTGTTTTTGGTGCATTCATTACAAAAGTGTTTAAAACCAATAATGATTTTCCTGGTTGATATGAGAATACTTTTGTTGTTTCTCTAATTGCAGAACAACCAGCAGTAGTTCCAATACCAATATTAATCAAACCTTGTGCTGTTACAAATCCAACTGTAGAACCAGTTCCTACAACTAAACTTTCCCAAAGATTATTGTCTCTATATCTGTGGGAACTATCAAATAGAGTAAGTGGATTTGATACCCTCAGTCTTGCAAATGCATCAGTTTGAGTAGGTGGTAGAGCAGTTGATACTACTGCTGTTGTAGAAATTGCAACAGTTCCGGTGACTGGAAATGGATTAGAAGAACTTACTGGTGCATTATTAACATTGATTGATACTTGTCCAGTAGTTCCAATACCCACTGTTCCTTGAATATTAACTGTGGAACCAACACCAGTTACATAAAAAGATGTATTGGAGATTGATACTGTATTTCCAATCGTTACAGTATTCAGTAATGTAGAAATACCAACTGGAAGATATGGAACTGTTAATGTTCCACCCGTTCCAACTTCAACGATGTGATTATGAATTGGATTATCAGGAGAACTTGTAACAGATACTATTCCTGGAATAGTAATGTCTCCAATAATAGTGATACTTGAACTTCCAAGAGATACTGGAAATGGATTATCTACACTTACCTGTTCTCCATCCTTTGTTGCTACATTGAATACTTCAAATAGAGTTCTCTCTTGATTTAGATAATCTTGCGTATTCTTATTCCACTGTGCCATTATTAATCAGTCCAAGTTAGTCTTTCTGGTTGGTATCTTTGTGCTTTTCTTACTTTTAAAGAATTTTCTGTGATTGGATAAACGTTATGAACAATTGCCCCAGGATATTCTCCCTGCAACTGTTCTGTGAGTTTGTTTTTATCTAACATCTTTCCTTCTACTTCCATTCGATATAGTTTTCCTTCCCAAACTACATCCGCAAGAAATGATTCACCAACTGGTTCTGATTGATTTTCAGAACCGTTGATGTAAAGATTTCCATTGAAATCACCAGCAATATTAATAGATTCGGAAATAAATTGTCTGTATGATTTCATTTTAATAACTCACTCCTCTTCTGATGAATCGTCCAGTCCGAACATTGAAGCAGCAACATAAGGCTTTACTGCTTCAATTCTTTCTGCAGACTTAGTGAATAGCATTCCCTTAATTGCATCACTAATCTCTGCTGGAGATTCATCATTTGCAAACATTGCCAGTAGTTCTTCCATAATTCAATTAATTTAGATAACTATTTTTATTTATATTTCCCCTGCTTGGGGTTCCATTACTGGTTCTCCCATTGCAGCACCAGATTGTTGTTCTGGTGGTTGACCCTGACTCATATCCAATCCTTGGTCCATAGGTTGCATTGATGCTTGTTGCTGAGAAACAACAAGTTTAGGATCAACAATTAATCCTGCTTTAATTTCTTTCTGAATTTGCTTGTCAATTTCCTTGATCTCACCATCATTCTGCTTCAGAATCTTGGAACGAACATATTCTAATGAAAAATACTTACCAATATATGGTTCCATTGCTGCTGCAGCAGCAAGTTTATCATTTAATAGTTCTGTATCTTTTAGTTCCGAGAAATGATTATCATACAAATAATCATATTGAATATGGTCCGAAAGAATCTCCCAATCTTCTACGGATACAATGTTCTTCAAGATAAGTTGAGTCTTCAACATATCATTGAAAAGATTTGAGAATCTCTTTCTTAGTCTTCCAACAAACTTAGTAAATTTAATTTCATCTCTAAGAATCTCTGAAGAACGACCAAGACTAAATCCACTACTTGAATTTAATCTAGTTTCTGGAACATTTAAAGAACGATAAAGTTTCTTCTGGAAATACTCAATGTCTGCAAGTTCTCCAAGATTCTGACCACCAGGAAGCGTAGAGATTTCAGTTCCTCTACCACCTTCTCTACGTGGCAACCAGAAATCTTCAAGCATTGCCATATACTTTCGGTCATCACGAATCTCACCAGTATTTGCGTCATATACCAACTTGTTGCGATAACGATTCATCACATCACGAAGATATTGTTCTGCCTTAATCTTTGGTAGATTACCAACATCAATATAGAAAATTCTACGTTCTGGGGCACGAGATAATCTATAGATAACCAAAGAATCCTCAATCATTCTAAGTTGATTGAGTGCCTTAATTGCTTTATGTAAATGAGATAATACTGTTTGCTTATTTCTATCTACTAGTCCAGAAGTAATATAAGTAATTGAATCTGATGCAATTCTTACTTGTCTTGCCTCTGATTTGAAATTAGAACCAGAGGTTGCAGTCATTGAAGAGAGTTGATTTGGATTATACAAATAAAACTCTTCAATCTCTGGTGGATTGAAATCAATTACATTAGAATCAGAATTAATTTTGCTTAATGCAGATCTTAAATCTTTTTGATCTTTCTTTAGTCTTCTGATGTGTCTAATCTTAAGTGGATCAATATATCGTATCTCTTTGATCCCTTCTTGTGGTTTGTTTATATCAATTACTTTATGATAGAAAATTCTTCCGTCAATATACCAATTCCTAAAAATTTCGTGGCACTTCTTATCGAAGTCCATTATTTCTTTGATATATTTAAATTCTTCTCTGATTTTATCCTTTAACTTATCACTTGCTGGTAAATTGGATAAATCAATCTGCAAAGGGGAATCATCGGAATCCGAAACAATTGCTTCATTGACAACATCTTCAATGGCACTATCAACCTCTGGGTGAAGTGCCATTTCTCTATATCTTCTAACTAAATCTCCTTCAGATTTATATACGCCCTCAATATCAACATACTGTCCATAAAATCCACTAGACAGATAGAAATCTGATTTGTCCTCATCATTAGGAGGAACCGGAGAGATAATCTTTGAAGATTTATCTTCCGGTTCCTCGATTTTAAATCCAAATAATTTAGGCATTTTTCAATAATAAGTCCTTTTTATTATTTAGACTGTTTCGTTGGTATTGAATAAACTGGTTGATTCGCCTGAAGCATATGCATCCCACCATTGTACCTGAAGGTCTACTGTAAACTCTTCAATAGAATCTGCAGAATCATAAGAAAGATCAATGGCACTAACTGAGGTTGGGAAGCACCCATAGAACTTATACTTTTTCAAAACTGGCATAGTTTCACTTGCTGATGGTAATGTTGCACCAGTTGCACCACCTTCATTAACTGTACCTCTTCCTAGTTGGTACACTTCCATTTCTCTTTGGTAAGCAGCAGGAGTAATAATACCTGCATTATCATCATGACGATTCATATAATTCATCCACTTTTCAAATGCATTTCTAATTCTGAAGTTCGTATCATTAATGATGGTAATTGTCCATGGATCAAAGGTTCTATCACCAGCAATCTTCAAGTTTCTTCCTCTAAAAGGAATATCAATAACATTAATATTTGAAGCTGGTAAATTTGCAGCTTTGATCATGAATCTCATATCAGTATCACGACTGCTATCCGATTCTATAAAATCTGGGAAATTAATAACGCACTCAAATAGATTTGGTCTTGCTCCTCCTCCAACTAGTCTTGCTTTAAAATCACTAATAGTTCTTGTTGTATATGTTGGTGTGTTGGAATTTGCGTTTGCCATGAGTCTTTTCCTCTATTGAAAAAATTAAACAGTACCAATAACTTCAGAGAAACTTACCCCTGTTCTAGTAGCAACAAAGGTTAGATTAATAAAGTTTATAGATCTTGCTGGTTTTACAAAGATATCAGCAACAAAATAGTTTGAATCAATAACATCTGGTGTGTTATTAGTTTCATCACAAACAACTATAAAATCAGTAATTCCTCTCTTTCCTTTAATATCTCTTAAATATGGTTCAACAATGTTTACAAAGTTATTTCTTGTAATTTCATCGTTAAACTCAAATAACTGAGTTCTTGATGCTTTTTCAATTGCTTTTTCTATGGTTAAGAAAAGTCTTCTTACATTAATTCTATCAAATGCAGATGAATACCCAAGAGCAGTTTTATCACCAAAAAGAATAATCCCAGAACCAGGAAGAGCAATGACTGGATTGATTCTCTTTGTATATAAAGCATCACGTTGAGCTTGTGATGGATTATATGCAAGTTTAATCGCATTATTCAATGTTCCTCTTGCAGATCCTGCAGGGGAGAACCAAGGATAATTATTTGAACTAGTTCTTGCCATCAATCCTGCAATGTCTGGATTGCATGGAAGATAAATGAACTTGCTGTTAAATCTATCGTATGTATACTTATATCCACTATCAAATACTGCGTAAGATGATGACGCAAGACCATCGAAGAATTCTACGATATTTTCAGTTTGTGTGTCTGAACTGACTATATTAATCACAGACTCTTTATGTGGAGAAACAACAGCAATACAATCCTTTCTTGATTCTGCTAAAGATATTAATGCAGCAGCTTTTGCCTGTGATTCAAATATTGAAGTTCCACCAGATGGTCCACATAGTAAGAAATCTAATGCGTACTCTGCGGGATTTCTAAATGTTTCATATGAAGAAATAATATCAGACAAGAATGGTTGCATTCCATTATCAACATAATTGTATCCACCTGTTAACTCATATGTTCTTGCACCAGCAACTTTAAATGAATTAGATTGTACAGGAACACCCCAAGAACTTCCCGATAGTGCATATGTATCCAGAGTTCCTTGTAGTTTAGACTCAACTAAATCGGATGGTTGATAACCAGCATAAATGTATTCTGATTTATTTGCTAAGTATGTTTTATAGTATGTTGCTTCTGATGGAGTAGTTCTTGCATCTGTTCCTTTTGATAGGAAAGTAAACTTCTCTAAAATTTGACCAGCAGTTCCTGTGATATCTCCAGAGTCATCAACTACTACGACATGCAGTTCATCATTTACTGAATTTCTTTCTGAAGCAAATTCTGATGTTCCTGGCTTTGAGACAATTGTTGACCAATAAATTGTGCTATTATCCAATCCTAATGTTTGTTGATTATACCAATCAACAATACTTGTATATGCAGGTAATGCTACTTTTTCTACTCCACTACTGTTCACAATATTAAGGGAAGTTCCAGAAAATAATGAATTTGGATTTGGTACACTTCCTGGTGTCTTATATTGTACTGCCTCTACAGCATCAGTGTCTGTGTTTACTCTATCTGTAATTTTTACATCAATGTATTCTTCTCCAATGTTTGTAATTACACCCCTAACATATCCATTAAAAGTAGTGACTGTGCCATTAATATTTGGAATTTGAGCTGTAAGTTGTTGAGTTACCGCATATCCAACTTGAATGTCTCTAGCTGTGAATGTAGTTACTCTTTCCTCAATATCAAATGTTGCACCTATTGTTTCTGCTTGCTGTGTCGTAATCGATGCGTTTACTGTTATTTGGCTACTTCCAATTGAAACAATCGTTGCATTATCACTAGGAATTAAGGTTCCAGTGACGTAGTATCCTAATTGTAATAGTGAAGTTGTAATTCCAGTAATAATATTTGTAGAAACTCCCACTACAGCACCTGCTGCCAGGTTTCCTGTTTTTGTTGTGATAGGAGTAACTGCAGTTGTGCTTACTCCTGTTGTTCCTAATCCTGTAATTCTTTGGTCTGCTGCATTATCAATAGTGCAGACTTTTAATTTATTTGCCCAAGTTCCTGGAGTTTTTGCTGAATATAACCAACTAGTATCATTTGAGTGATTATTATTGAAATCATCTAATGAATTTATTTTTAATGATACAGATGTAGTTGCAACACCAACATTTGCACATCTAAGTTCTGCATCATCAGTTCTAACAATTCTTAAAACGCCACCATATGAAAGATATGATGATGCGGAATGCCAATATTCATTTTGAGCATCTTCTTCTAGTGGTTTTCCGAAGACTCTTAATAAATCTTGTTCTGTGTTGATTAAAACTGGATCATTAATTGGTCCTTTTTGGAAAGGTCCAGCAAAACCAGCAACTTGATTATTTGCTGGATCAATTCTACCAATAGTTAAATCAACTTCTCTTACCTTGACGCCAGGTGATACTAAATTAAACGCCATTTGTTTCCCCTCTTAAAGAAGCTCATTTTGTCTACTAATATTTATAATTTGGTCTCTTTAATTTGGGGAAACCACCAGTGAACAACTACCAATCTGGGTATTCCCAAATATTATTAATGGGATTCTTTATTTTTCTACTTTCTTGTATTCTTTTTATGGTACATACCTTACATTCATAAGAATAAGCAGATGGGATGCTTCCCCTGCCTTTACGTGTCAAATAGAATCCATCAATAAGGTCTTTGGTCTCTTTACAAACCCTACAAGTTCTTTCTGTTAAAAATAAGTATTCTCTTTCAAATTGTTCTTCTATATCCATTATCTGTAATCCCACATATATGACATATCACCGTATTCATCTGTATACCATCTATCTCCGTCTTTATCCACAAACGTGTTTTCCATATCAGTTAATCCATCAGAAATAAAACCAAAGGGAGACATATCTTGTTCAATTTGATTTTTTTGTTCATCGTAAATTCTTTTACGAATGTCATTGTCTGTCATCTCCTTAAAATAAGGTTGGACGATTAACCAAGATAAGATAACCAAACACATTGCCAAGTCATCATTACAACCATCTTCTGCTTCAAATGACTGATTGCGTTGAATGAAAGTCGTCAATTCACTAATAACATCATAGTCTTTTATTATTATCTTATCATCTTCAATAATTGTTTTTAAGTTAGAGCATCCAACCTTCTTAACATTCTTAGACATCTTCACCCCAAGTTGAGATTTTTTTCCAGAGAATCCCTGACCAACTAACTGACCTGCACGACCTCTCATCGCACACATCAAAAGATTACTATATTCCAAATCAAAATGAAGCATATTAGATACTTGCTCACCAATATCATTTACTTCAACAAGAATAAAAGAGTAATTGTATGCTCTTCCTACTTTATCAATAATTGAAGGAAATAAAATTGGCTTTATATCATTATCCCTATATTTTGCCACAAGTTTATATGGGAATGTTGTAATATCAACTACAACAAATGCAGAGTAATCTTTTCCCGTTCCTCTAGCAACGTCAACTGTCATCATATAAGTATGGTCTTTCTCTGGATGCTCGTAGACATCAAGACCTTTGTTTGAAGTTAATGGATCTTCATAGACCATTGAACGAAGTTTTGACGGAGCAATAAGTGTATCGACCGAACCTAGGAATTCGCATTCAAACTCTTGAGTGAACTGACGTTCAGAAGTGTTCCTGATAGTCTCTTCTTTCCAGGCAGCATCTCTGCCAGGAACAGCACTCCAGTGAACTTCTAATGGAATATAACCATTCCTACCCCTCTCAGCATCATGCCAGAGTTTGTAGAACATATTCATCCCATTGGGGGTTGAAATGATAATGACTTTGGTTGATTTACCAGAAGAAATAGTAGGATATACAGAACTGAAGAACTGTTCTGCAATGTGGTTTGGGATGAACGCAAATTCGTCCAGGAAGATGATGTTGAATGAGTTTCCTCGGACAGCAGATGATGAGGTAGATGCTGCTACAATTTTACTACCGTTCTCAAGTTCAAGAGAACCTTTGTTCCAAGAACCAACACCTTGCTGCAACCACTTCGGCAAGTTTTCATAAGAAAGTTGCAGTCTTCCTAAAAGTTCTCTTGCAGTCTCTGCTTTGTTTGCAAGAATTGCAATTCTTATGTTATCATTAAACAAAGCATAATGAAGTAGATATGAGACCACAGTTGTGGATTTACCTGTCTGTCTTGGAAGTTTAGCAATATTAAAACGATTATTATGGAAGTTTGAAATGAGTTCCTTCTGGAAGTCATACATTTCAAAGGGAATCAAACCTTCATCAAGAGAAACAATCTTGACGTAGTTCATTGCAAAGTAAACTGGGTCACTTTTGCATCTTAAGTATTCTTGAATTTGGTCGGAAGTAAATTCAATCTCGACATTTTCTGCCTTTAAGTTGGGATTCCCCTTATAATGTTTTTCAGTCATAAACTATTAAAATTCAAACCTGCTAATGTTTCCTGATATTTTAAGTGAAGTTTTACGTAAGATTTTGCGATATTTCTAAGGTCATCTAAATCAGCGCAAGCATCAATTTCTCTTGCTATTCTTTCATATTCAAAGTTCTTAGTTAGATTCTCAAGAACGATTTTATTTGGGTCCATTTATGTCTCCAGTAAATAATAAAGGTTTTGTCGGGTCCTTTGTCGATGGATTAAAAGATAATACAATAGAACCTGGATATATCTTAGATACTTCAAAAGTTACTTGTTCTTTGGAGGGTCTTGTAAATTGTGGGAAGAACATTTGAACTCCCAGGTTCTTACCTCTCCAGTTTAGCAGTATACTGTAAGTCGTGCCACGAGACTGTATCCTCGTATAGTTCTCAGTTACCGAACTTGACTTAAGTGGTTCTGGTTTAATTACATCCAAGAACTCATATTCAGTTGCTTTAAAATCTTCCCTCCAATTAGAGTAATCATAAGATTCTGACTTATTGCCCCAGTTCTTTGCACCAACTTTGCGACACTTAACTAAAGCACCAGATGCATATGCGGAAGGCCAAACCTTATAACGAGACTTTACTTTTGTGTAGCAAGCATCCTTTTCTTCTGCCATTTTATTTTGAGATGCTTGCTGTTTGATACGAGCATTTTTAGCAGAATGGGTTGCTGCTACCCCCTTGGCATATGATGCCAAATTTGTTGCAAGTTTCTCATATGCTGCTTGTGGTTTTGGCATATCAACCATTAATGGATTGCTACTTTCAGTGGCAACCATCTTTGCCTTGCCTTCTCTGTCAGGATTTGGGTCCTGACGATTCTTACGTTCAAATGCCTTTTGCTCCTCATCATCAGAGAGGGATGCCTTCATTTTACTTGAACCGCACTTTGGTTTGGTTGTTTGTCCTGGTTGCTTGGCACAGGGTTTCCCTGCATATTTACCACCCAATTGAACCCATCCTGGTTTTCCATCAGATGATTTGCTTTTTGAAAACCAATCATGAAGTGAGTAATCTCCTGATTTTCTTTCTTCTTTTATTGCTTCTGCAAATTTGTCCCAATATTTAGGTCCCATTTTGCACTCACCACGAGACTCTGCTTTTTTGCAAGCAGGACAATATCTAAGTTCTTCTTCTTTACTTTCTTTTACTGAAGATTTTTTTGACTCAACTTTTTTTAATCTAGAATAATAATCTGGAAATTCCTCCAAATGTTGCAGAGCAATCATTCTTGCCATTTGTTTGCTTCCTGTATGCTCACTTTCTATTTTAATCCCCATTTTTAATTGGGAATTTATAGTATCAAGACTAAGTTTATGCTTCTTCGCAATTTCCTCTGGGGACATATACTTTTTAATAGGTCCCTTTGGATCAGTTGCTTCTAGAAGAAATTGTGAAAAAGTTTTCATTCTTAAGAATAAGTTCTCTAACTATTATTTAGAATCTTCTGCTGATTGAAGATTTTGCTTAAGAAGTTTTTGTAGTTCTGCTGTGGAACCAATAAACATTGTATTATTATTAGTAACACTCTTGGGTCCAGATGAATCCTCCTCTTTTAACTTTTTCATTTTTTGTTGAAGATCTAATAATTTATCTGTTGTATCAGCAACGTTCTTAATTAACTGACCTGCAACTTCAAATGCTCTAGGGGAATCTGATTGCTGTGCTATTTCAAGAATACCATCAATTGCTTCTTGTCCTTTTTCTATAAGTGAATATAATTGTCCTCTAGTATAATCATAGTCAGCATCTGGATCATCTTCTCCTTTCTTTGGAGATTTTCTTACAATACTAGACGGTTCGGAAATAATTTCCTTTGTAATTGAAGATGCTTCTATATCCAAAGAATCATTTATTGCATCAAAATCATTTTTCATACATCAATACCTTTTCTGGGACTATAAACTTTTCCATCACCAAAATCAAAATAATTTTCATCAAACCCAAAATCATCTGTTGGTAAGATTAAATCATCATCGGAAGAATTTATAACATTTATTGTATCACCTTCTTCATGAACTGATTTTATAGTTCCATCTTGTCCTCTAGAAACTTTTAATTTA